ATTAATATCATTAAATACATATTGTTTTACACTACATGGTATTTCTTGTATTGCTCCCGAGTAAGTCATAAATCTACCATCGGCCATCCAATAAGCTTTATCATTAACTACTACTGCTGCGTTTAAAGCAACGAGTCCACAATCTGTTCCTAATAATCTAAATCCAAAAGTATATGGAGGACCAATAAATTGCATTGAATGTAATGCAGTATCAGTCCATACTAATATTTCACCACGTGTAGATTGAGCTGCGATAATTCTACTTCCCTCTCCTAATCGTTGAGAGCCTGAAGTATTAGCAACCGCTGGAGTCCAATTAGTAAAATCTTCTTGACTTGACCAACGAATAAACATTTTATCTTGATCAGTAGTTCCAATTAAAGTAGTTCCAAAACAAATAGCGTGTCTATCAGGAGTAGAAATTAATCCTGTTACAGATTTAGTAGGAGCATTCGTTACTATCGTTAAAGGTGTACTTACTCCTGTAGTAACATCCCATTTATATAATCCTCCATTTTTTTGCCATGCAAATAAATCTTCACCAGCATTATCAAAATGCCATATCCCTGCGTCAAGAATAACATTAGATGTATTACGAGCTGTACCCCAAGTTGACGTTCCCCAAGTATTAGTTCCCCAACCATATCCATAAGTTTGAGTTGCGGGCTCTACTTCTATTTGAAAAGCAAAAGTTGCAGTTCCATTTGCAGTTATACCAGCTGCTGTTTCTGTTGCAGGCATAGTAATATTAAAGTTATCTGAATCTATAACAGATTGTATTTCAAATTGATTTTCAAAATTAGATACAGTAAAAGAAGTAGTACCAGCTAAACTTGATACTGCTGAAATTATAACAACTTCTCCAGCTACTGATCCGTGATTAACGACTGTACATTTAACTGTTGCTGATCCATTAGTACTTGTAAAACAATTAGTTTGACTTGCTTTAGTTGTTCTTATTGGCGTAATATCATAAAAGTTATCGCCTTCAAATAAATAAACTTTTCTATTAGTTCCTATTGCGGCATAACGAGTACCACTTAAATCAAACCAACTAAATAAACCTCTCGCTACTCCCAATAAAGCATAGGTAGAAGCTTTAATCCAACCCCCTATTTTTTGAGGAAGTCCATATCTAAAACGAATTTTATCACCGTCAACCCATTGACCTTCAGCACCATACTCTGTCGTTTCTTTATTAATTCCACCAATAAATTTTACATTAGTATATGCCATTAAGTAATCCTCATAAATCTATAATTAATTTCACCAGCACCACCAGAGTTACCTCCAGCTTCTTTTCCACCGCCACCAGCACCCGATCCTCGAGTTCCTGCTGAGCCACCAGCTCCAGAGCCACCACCTGATCCTCCAGATATATTTTCATTATAAGAATTTGCGCCATCAGCACCGCCAATATTACAGTTATCTCCTCCACAATTGGGAGCAGTACTTGCTCCACCACTTGGATTACCCTCTGCTCCAGCACCTCCTTGATTGAAAGCACCGTCAGGACCACTATTTAAAGTTGTAATATTTATTCCATCAGTAGTAGTTCCTGTAGATAAAGAAGTTGAAATTGAAGCAGTTCCAGCTGCTCCAGAAGTTTGGGTAGCTAAAGGACCTTGAACATATCCACCAGAATATGATGATCCTCCACCACCTCCTAAAGTAAATAAAGTTCCAGTAATTCCTCCAACAATTGAAGTATTTCCTCCATCACCCGCTGAAGCATTAAAATTAAAACCAGAATTAGACCCTGCGGATCCACCAGTTCCTGTAGCAATCGCTAAAGTTTCTCCACCAGTTATACTAAATACTTTATCAGAAATCCAACCACCAGAGCCACCTCCACGGCCACCTTGTTCTCCACCACCTTTATCATAGCCCAGACCGTTCATTGATCCACCGCCACCACCTACAGCGTATTGTACATGAATAGCATTAGCTCCCGCAGGAACAGCTATATTTCCAGTAGTTGTAGAATAAGATGTTGTAGTAAAAAGAGTAAAGACTTCTCTCCAAGTCCCACTGTCATTTATATAAGCATTATCAATAGTTTTATTAGTAAATGATGTTCCATCATGTACATATAAATTATTTATTTCTCTCCAAGTTCCATTATCATTAACATATGTTGTCATAGTTATTAAGAATATTTATACCAAATATCACCATTACTTCCACCACTAGGACCAGAAGAACTTAATGTTCTTGTTCCAAATGCATTTTTACCCGCATTATTTACTTTAGCAAAAGCTATTTGATCATCATCTAAAGTTAAAGTTTTACCTGTTACATTAACATTTGAAGTTGTAGTATGAGCTGAAATATTTCCAGTAACATTAACATTGGTAGTAACATTAGCATTTGCATTAAAAATAGCATCTTCAGTTACAGTAAGTTTTTTACTCACAGTTGCATTAGCTGACATAGCAACATTTCCTACTAATGTAGATACTCCATCCACTTGTAAAGTTCCTTTAGATAGTATTGAATTTGTTGAAGCAAATAAATCTTTTACTCTATCTCCATCTTGAACATAAGCAATAGTATGTGCTCCTTGAGTTAAAGTTATATTATTAGCAGCGTGCCCTGTTGGAGCTACTTGTAATGTATAAGAGCCAGAAGTATTATTAAATAATATGTATTCTCTTTCTACCGCTGGTAAAAAAACATAAATATTACCCGATAATGCTCCATTCATATCAATAATTGCATTACCAGCTTCGTTTGTTGTTTCTACATCAGGGTCTCTATTAGCTGTAGTTAAAGTAACATTAGCACTACCAGATACAGATTTACTTAAATAACCTCCTATTGATGCGTCTATTACTTTTAAATTATCGTTTGTGTTATTTCCCCAAGTACCAGAATTGGCACCGGCTTCCATAACTTCCATTTTTAGTCTTGCGGTGTATGTTGATGCCATTTTATTTATCCTTAATTTATTTTAGTCCAAGTATTTGTCGTTGCAGCGTTAACATTACTCCATGTATTACCGCTGTTTGCGTTCACATTCGTCCAAGTATTAGTTGCACCTGGTACAACTGGATCCCAGAAAATTAATGAACTAACTCGTATATTAGCAGAATTTCCAGAAATTGACAGTATTTGATCAGTATTTATTGAAACATTACCAGTTAAAGGTTCTATACTTTGACCTTCAGCGATAAGATACATACTAGTAGACATATCAACATCACCTACATTAATAGCAATATTTCTTCCTGTAGGAACAAGGGTTACTCCTCCTTTAACTCTTAATACTCCACCATTAGTAGTAGTTAATTGTTCTCCAGTAACTGGAATAAGAACTCCTATTCCCGCAGTTACATCACCTTCATTAATAGTAATTGGTAAACTAGGACTAACTATTTTTTGATCAGTATTTATTAAGAAAGTTTGAGAAGCAGACATATTCATATTTTGTCCTTGAAGAACAATACCATGATCTGTATTTGCAGTTATATTACCTTCACTAATAGTTAATTCTTGACCATCAGGAATAATAAGTGCTCCGCCATTAACGTAAGCGAGATTATTAGCTGTAATAGTTAATTCTTGACCATCTGCAGTTAATATAGTACCTGCTTTTGGAATAAGATTTCCATCACTAATAGTTAATTCTTGACCACCAACTAAAAATTCTATTGACTGAGACCCTGTCGCTGAAAACGGTGCTTCAGCAAATGCAGTAGAGCCAAATAACATATTTTATCCTGCTGTGTTAGGTTGACCTGTTGAAGTTACAAAAGGATTAGAAGCAAATGCTGCATAAAAATAATCTAAATTATTTCCATTAGTATGAGCGTTAGTTGTATTTGGTTTAAATCCATTAGATGTAAAAAACATACCATTTACACCATGATCATTTTCAACAGCAGTACTATTAGGATATAACGCTTTATTTGCAGGCATTGAATTAACATAAGGGCTTCTTTGATTATCTCTTATACCCCACTGATAAGTATCACTAGCTGTTGAAATTTCTTTAGTTAAAACAAAAGCTGGTTTAAAGCCAGTATAAATTAAAGGACCTCCATAACTTCCTGAACCATTTCCCTTATACGTTCCGATTTGGGAATATCCTTTAACAGAATGAAAAGCATATCCAATCATTGTTCTGCCATTACCATTTGAATCTCCTGATCCCGATAAACCAATTGTCGTTGAAGTAGGAGCAGTGTAAGACCAAGTTGAAAAACCATTTGTTAAGTTTAAATAACCATATTGTTTTGTTCCTCCTGTTGGAAAATAATACATTTCCCAGTTCGTTGCTGTAGATAAACATTTTGGTATAAATAATTGAGGAGTTTGACTTAGACCATGACCTATTGTTGCACCATTAGATCCATTACCTGTGTAACTAATTATAGAAAAACCCGCTGTAGTATTAGCTTGTACTGTAGAAGTAATTGAACCATCTGTATTACTTGCTGTCGTTCCACCATTAGCTTTCCACTGCCAACCTACATAAGTTTGATTGTTAAAATTCATACCTCCTGTATTACCCATAGTCCAGCCATCAGTATTAAAAGCTGTTAAACCAGTTGCATTAGTACCTTCTGGATCAGTAGTATCAGAGTGCAGTTGTTTAGTAACTCCTCTAGTACTATCAAACAAAAAATTATTAGAAGTATTACTTCTACATTTTGTCCATACTAAATCTGGTTGTAAATTAGAATTACCGCCATTAACTACAGATTGTGTTGAAGAATTACCTGTGTAAATAGCTGCTTGAAAGTTTGCTGACCCATCATTTATTGTTGTATATGCCATATTCTATCCGTAAGTTGCTAAATTCTTTGTACATAACGCATAGTGCCCTGATAGCACTGCGTATTCAAAACTACCATATCCATTCGCATCAGAATTACTAGAGCTAATAGTAAAAGTAGGATTTCCAAAATTCCAATCAACAAATTGACTTCCACCACTAGTATGACTTTGCATATAAAATGCAGCGAATAAAGGCTTTCTTGTAGTAAAGTTTTGAGCACTACCAACAATGCTACCATTTTTATAAAAAGTCACAGTTCCTGTTGCAGTGTCCATATCTAAACATATTCCTATAATATCTCCTCCTGTATATGTAGCCAAACTTGTTTGTACATTTGAATTATTAACTCTAATATTTCCTCCATAATCATAACCAACCGAATTAGTTGCTGTCCCTGATTTTACAAAAGCTTCTGTTCCTATATCAACAGCGCCTACTTCTAAAGTTGCGCTTGATCCTATTTTAGCTTCTACATACCACTTACCTGCTTGAACACCTATGGTAGAACAAAAAGCTGCTCCCGATGTTGATTCAGATTTAGATTGTAAATTCCCATCTCTTATTATTGGAACAGTGCTTGGAAAAATACTGTTAGGATTCATAGTAGCAAAATTATTATCAGGTGTATCTGTGACGCTTGGATTAGTTCCTAAATTATCTGTTGCAAAATGATTACCATTACCCGAACTATCTGCACCAAAACCATTTGCATCAGCAGAAGCCCCTGTTTCATTAAATTTCATTCTCCATCCATTGGTTCCATAACTAACAGAAGGACTTGAGTTAGCTGTCCATATTCCATTTGCGTCAAAAGAGCCAAAAGAACTTGCATCATATGCATATCCATTACATACATGTAAATCTGCTATATAGCCTCCTTCCATTCCGTAAGTAGTAGAATATCCACTGTAATAAGCATTAACATTATGTATATAGTTTCCAGCAGAAGCAGAATTATTACTAGCATTAGTTCCACTTTTAAAAAATTGAGTGGTAGAATCTTGCGCAGGCCAAGTTGATATGTTATTTAACTGTCCTACACTTACTCCATTAATATACATTTTTAGTCTTTCAGTATCAGTACCTTGAGTTGAATCTCTTTTTAATACTACATGATACCACCCTGAAGCATCCATTTGCATTCCCACACTTGTATCACCAGGAAAAAAATACATGCCAGTTTCAGACCAATAAAATCTTGTTTTTCTTGAATTAGTATTGTGGTAAATTTCATAACCTAAAGTACTTGTTGCAGTAGCAGCATCAGTAGAAGTAATAATATATCTTTCACCCCTTCTATTATTAGCCATAGAGTCACTAATTTTAAACCAAGCTGAAATAGTTAATTTAGTTCCAGAGGCATCACTGCCAAATACTTTTTTACAAAATGTTTCTGTTGTTCCCATTATGGATTATCAAACCTTCCTGCACTAGCTATATCATATACCGATGTTAAGGTAAAGTTTCTATCAGAAGTTTGTCCTTGAGCATCAGTGGCTCTTAAAGTAAAACTATAAGTAGTTGCAGAAGTACCACTTCCACCAAAATCACTTGTAGTTATAACACCTGTAGATGAATTTAATGTACAGTTTGCTTGCCCTGCATTAGTTAAAACACTAGTAGTTTCTGAATAAACAACAGTATCTCCAGTAGCGGCTACTGTAGCAACTGTTCCTGAGAAATTTCCTGCGATAGTTCCAAGTGATCCTGCACCAGTAGTCCATGCGGGTGCGTCTGATACTGTAAGTAAAGCACTACTTGATCGTACTGCGTTACCATCATTATTTTCCACTCTAATATAATACGAGCCATCTACTGGTAAAGTGAAATTAGCTGTAATTGATGTTGCGCTTGTAAAAGTAACACTATTCGCTGGAGTGATTGCTCCAGTTGAAGATATAGCATCAACATAGGGAACTGATATAAAATTAGTTCCAGTAATAACTACATCGGCTGCTGTATTTTCAATAACAGTTGGTAAAATACTTGAAATAGTAGGTTTAGTTTCTGCGGGTAAATTAGTTAAATTAGCTCCTGATACAGCTGGTAAAGTAGCAGGGAATCGTGCGTCAGGAACTGTTCCTGATCCAAGCTGTGTTGCGTTAAGTGCAGTTAAACTTGCCCCTGAACCAGATAATGTAGCACCAGCAGTTATAGTAATTGTATCACCAGATTCACCAATCGTAATGGTGGACCCTGTGTATTTTTTTATCGTGTTTACTTTTACTTCTGACATTATCTTGCAACTCCAGGTGTGCCATTTATCCCTGTCATAGGAGTATCGGCAAAAGCAAAATAATCATATACATGACCACTAGCATTTGCGTGAGAATCTGTAATTCTTAATTTAATTCCATTTGCATGTTGATCATATCCTTGTCCATACGTTATGTTGTCGTTTGAACCATCCATATAAAAATTTGTATTGGTTTGGTTAAAATTACTTTGTACAGGAAGAGACCTTACTTTGTCTTGTAATAACCAGTTTTTACCAGAAGTTCTACTGTGATAAAAAAACAAAGCTGGTTTAAAACCAGTGTAAACAAAAGGCCCATCTACATCGCCATTACCTGTAAATGTTCCAAATCTTGAAAATCCTTTTTTCTGTGCCCATGCGTATGCTAAAAACTTTTTATTGGTTCCTGTTAAAATATTATTATAATCAGCAGAAAAAAATGTAGAAGTTAAAGCACTACCTGATCTATCAAAAGTAGTTCTTGATCCTGCAGTTGAAGGAGCATCGGATATATTCCATCTTAAATATTCATTATTAGCAGAAGCGGGTGTAGATAAATACCAATCACTTGATACATCAATTCCTTTAATTACCATTATTGCTGGAGTATCTCCAAGTCCATGACCTAGAGTGTATGATCCATTACTTAATGTACCTATTGAAAAACTCATAATACTTACTCCAGCTGTAGAAGTAACATTGGTAGTTGTTTGTATAGTACCATCTAAATTAGTAGACCCAAACTCAACGTTTGTGTTTATTTGTCCACCCATACCGGAATGAGATGAACATTTATAATATAAAGTTGGTGCTGAAGCAGCTACTGTAATTCTTGTATAAGCTCCCGCTTGTCCTGGAGTTCCATTTGTAGTAACACCAGTTGTATAATCAGCACCATCGGCTGATGTAGAAAATCTAAATGGATGTCTAGCATTACTAGCATCTGATTGATCAAAAGTATATGTACCACCTTCTTGTAAATCAAGTGTTACTGCACTTTGTGCAAACGTTGCAGTATCAGTAGAATTTCTAAATCTATATTTATTACCACTATCAGATACAACTACTACTTTATATGTTTTTGATTCTGTAGCACTTCCTGCTGCCCAAGAGTATCCCATATAATCTGCACTGCTTCCATTTATATCATTGGAAGATCCTACGTTAAAACCAGTATTTGTAAACGCAGATAACTTATCTGTTGATGTAGCAGTAGTTTGAGTGCCATTTAAAACAAATCTTTCTTCAGGACCTCTCAAAGGAACGTTATCAAAAGTTTGCCAGTTTTTATTTCCTCCACTACCACTAGCTTTTTTAATCCAAACGCAACTTGAGTGATGTCCCATAGCAATACTTCTATTGCTATCATTACCTGTCCACTCTACACAGTTAAAGAAATCTGATGGTTTAAAAGTTATGTGTGCCATATGTTATCCGTAATTTCCTATGTTTTTAGTGCAAATTGCATAAAACCCTGTTGGTGGTGTATATTCAAATTTTCCATATCCAGCAGCATCTGTTTGCGCTGAAGATATTCCAAATACTGGTTGTCCAAAATTAAACTCACCTCCCGAATTAGGGCTGTTTGTACTTAAATCTCCTATGCAAGGAAAAGCTATTGCATCAGTTTGCATTGCAGCTGGAAAAGTATACCAAGATGTGGGGCTAGCTTCATCAGCATTTCCTGAACCATCTATCCATTGTCCATTTTTACTAAATGTAATTCTATTATTATCTATATCTAAAGCAACGGCTATAATATCACTTGTAGTCCAAGATGGACCTTGGCTTGCGTAATTAGTTCCATTATATTTTACTGTGCCATTATTACGAAATACTACAGACGTGCTCTCTCCTAAATAATCAGATGTTCCAACAGAGTCTGGCCTTGAAACAGCACCAACTAAATTATTGTCAGTACCTGATCCAATGTTTGTAGCTTGATATTCGTAATACCATTTTCCTTTTTCTACTCCCATATTTGCTGGACAAAAAGTAGCTTGACTGTTTCCACCTTGTGTTCTTAAATTATTTCTATCAAATGTTCCTGCCCAATATCTATTAGCTTTATCATTAAATTGAGGAAAATTATTAGAAGGAGTATCATCTCGTTGTGGATTAGCTGCTTCACTATTACTTGTAAAATTGTTACCATTGCCACTAGAATCTAATCCCATGTTAGCAGCATTTTCAAATTTTAAATGAAAACCATTAGTACCATAACTTACTGTAGGATCTGTAATAGCTTTCCATTGACCTGATACACTGTCTGTATTTGCAAAAACAGTAGGTGCATAAATATATCCAGCACACATATAGTAATCTGCAAAATAACTATCACCATCGCCAGTAGTAGGAATTTGTTGAGGAATAGTATAATTAACTAAACCCATGTATTCTGAACTTGGATAAATATCAGTTCCCAAATCTGTAACTTTTGTTCCATTAACATACATTTTTATTCTATCAGCAGATGACGACTCGTATGTATTAAATTGTAAAACAACATGATACCATGCAGAGGAATCTCTAAAAACAGTGTCTGATTCAAGATAGCCAATGTCTCCTCCATCATATAATCTAAATCTTAGTTTTGCATTACTGCCAAATCTTAAATAAGTACTATTACCACTGTCATATGCATATATAAGATGATGTTCTGCTCCAATTTCTTGCATTTTTATCCAACAACTAATTGTGTATTTTCTTCTCTCTGCTGCTGGAGCAGAGCTTGGTGTTCTTGTTAAATTACCGCCCATTAACTAAACCTCATTGCATTCTGTATACCGACCGATATTGTAATTGAAAATGCTCTAGCTGAAGTTTGCGCTTGAGCATCGGTAGCAGTAACTGTAAAATTATATGTTGTAGCACTTGTTGCTCCTGACTCTGTCCCTGTAATAGTTGCATTAGTTGCTGCCGTGTTCAATGTTAAACCTCCCGGTAACGCTCCAGAAGTTATACTAAAAGAAGTGGCATCTGTACACGTAATTGTAATAGTTCCAACACTTGCTCCTGCTGCAAAAGTTCCAAGACTACCAGCACCTGTTACCCATGCGGGTTCATCTGAAACTGTTAATAAAGCTGTTCCACTACGAACTGCATTACCGTCTGGATTTTCTACTCGTAAATAATATAATCCATCTACTGGTAATGTAAAAGTAGCTACGATAACTGTACCACTAGTAAAAGAAACAGAATCAGCAGTAACAATAGCTCCAGAAGAATTAATTGCATCAACATAAGGAGTACTTACAAAATTAGTCCCTGTAATAGTTATTGCAGTTTGTGCATTTGTAGCAACTGAAGGATTAATACTACTAATTGTTGGTTTAGTTTCTGCTGGTAAATTAGTTAAATTAGCTCCTGAAATTGCAGGAAGAGCTCCAACTAAATTAGGAGCAGAAAGTGCTGTAAGATTAGCTCCCGATGCTGCGGGCAATGTAGCTGGAAAACGAGCATCTGGAATTGTTCCAGATGTAAGTTGTGTTGCATTAAGTGAAGTTAAACTTGCTCCTGATCCTGACCAATTAACTCCAGCTGAAATTGTAATAGTATCACCTGAACTTCCAAAAGTAATTGTAGTTCCCGATTGAGGTTGAATAGAATTTACTTTAAGAATAGATGTCATGATACTAAAATTTGGCCTTGTTCGTTTGAGCTACTTGAGTTACTTCCCGATAAGTTCATTCCTCTTGAATTAGAGTGCGTGTCTCTTGGAACAATAAAGTCAGTGTCCCAGTACCCAACACATACGCCAGCAGAAAGAGCATTATATCCTGTTATACTACCACTTACTAAATTACTTGTTGCAAAAGTTCCTGTAAAACCACTTGAATTTGATTTGGAACCTGAACTAAATTGTTCTGATCCTGATCTATCTCTAATTGCAACTACAACTTTATCCCATTTAGAATTACTATCCATCGTTAATTTTAAAACTTTATTTCCATTATAGCCTGCAATTGTTCTGTTTCCTGTTATTCCTAATTGATAAATAAAATCTGTATAAATAATAGAAGCTCTCGCTGTGGTTGCAGCAATATTAGTAGCACTGTTTTGTAAATCCGCTATGTTTAAAGAAGTTGTAGAACCAAAACTTTCATAAGCAAAAGAAGTTGAAGCTAATACTCTTCCAATTTGAGCATATCCTAAATTATCACTGGTATTTAAATGACAGTATAGTTGAACTCCTGTAGATACACTTCCTGGTTTTATGTAATACACTCCATTTGTGGTAATACCTAAATTTATTAGTGCCGTTGGATGAGGGGCTGATCTAGCTTCAGTTGAACCATCAAGAGCAGGAGTAACAGTAATACTAAAAGTTCTACTTATAGTTTGACCATTCGCTGTTGCACTAGCATCAAAAGATGTAGTTGTTGAA